GTAATCCTGCAACAAGGGAGGGTGGCTTTTTATCAGTTGGTAAAATCACCTTTCAAAGAAACAGTGAGCCAGATACTTTGCCGAAAATTCAAGGAGCCAAGGTAACTACATCTTATAACGCCACAGTAGAGATCACTCAGTACAAACCTAGTTTCGCGAAAAAGATGGTTAATGCTAGTAAGAATGACGACAGAAAAGACGCGGGCCTTACGGAAGTATATGCTCCCCCAAAAGATCTTACGCCCAAGCAGTATGTACCCGAAATTCTATATGTAAGCTTTTTTGGAAAATAATATGAATATAAAATCTTATATAGTATCAAAAGGAGACGGAGAGTTCTGCGTGGTTTGCGGTGATGTATCCGATCAAGGCTTTGTGGATTCATTGGAGGGAAAAGAGTATTTTGAAAGAGTGCCAGATGTTCCTCTTGTAGACGATGATCCTCATGGACACTTTTACGCAGCATATGAAATGGAAAAAGGCAGAATAATCATTAACATGGAAAAAGCCAAAAAAGGATATCTTGACTGGATGAAGGAACTTAGAGAAATAAAATTGCAAGACCTAGACTTAGAGCAAGTCAAAGCTTTGGGTAAATTAGATTTCGACAAAATCAAAGAAATAGAAACGACCAAAGAAAGCCTGCGAGACTTACCTAATTTGATTGACTGGGACTCAATTGAAACGATATATGACTTAATGCATATATTTCCTCCGATTCTGCAATGATCAGAAAGCCGCCCTTAAACGAAGAATTTATATCAGGCTTAAATTTCCTAGAAGAGATCTACAAAAAGCCCCCACCCCCAATCAAGGGACAAAAAGGACTACAATATACCTCCGAAAGGTATCTTAATAATTTATTAGGCAGTCCCCCTCTAGATATATGCGAAGTCAGCGAACTGAAGCACATATCCTTCACAGAAAAGCAAAAGAGTTTTTTTTATAATACCCTAGCTAGGGAATACCCCAAGAGCTCAGTATTACTCAGTGGTCACTTTTTCTATCCTGAAAATGGATATATGTCTTGGCATACAAATAACAAGGCTCCTGGCCTCAGGGTCTACCTTTCGTATACAGAGCATGAAGGCGGCTCTTACTTCTCATACAAAAGCGGCAACAAGATCATTAAGGACATGGACGGCAAAGGATGGACTCTTAGGGAATTTGATATCAATAAAGAAAATCTATTGTGGCATTCAGTGTTTGCGCACAAACCAAGGATATCCCTAGGGTTTAGAGTTATTAAAAATTTACTCTAATCCGTAAGGCTTGTTGTTTTAATCAAAAAAACTGTTTTTCTGTTACTTTTTTTTGAACTTCCTGATTCTTTTATTCCAGAAGATTCTATTGGTAATTCTTTTATCTCTTTTATTGTTGGAGTTTTTTGTTTTGGGTCTAATGCCCATAAGACATTATTATCCTTAGCCCATGAAGTCATCCTTCTGATTGGTATCATTAGGTTGAAACCCTCTCCTGCTCCTCTAGCGATCATACCTACATATGTTCCATTCTCTAAGTAGACTCCTCCCCCAGAAGATCCAGGAAAGGCGGTAACTGTTGTTTGGTCAAATTCAAATTTATCTTCCACTCTTCCGATCTGAGACACAATACCAGTAGTCATACTGTTAGCGCCCATTTGGCCTAATAATGAGCCTACATGAAAAAGCCTTGTACCAATAGGAACAATTGGGGATTCTTTATTTAAATAGAATTTTGCACTTTCTTTACCATAGTCCTTGGCTCTTACCATTAGTAAAGCTAGATCATGTCCATAATTATAGTTACTATATTTTATTACTTGTGCATCCATTTTAATCTCCCCAACTCTCCTGCCCTCCTCTACAAGTTCTTTTACAATTTGCACATCACCAAATTCCACTAATTTTATAGGGTTCCCGCTCTCGTTAACAACGGTCCTAACGCTCCTTAAGTTATCCACTACATGAGCACATGTCCATACAAAAGTAACATCTTGGCCAGAAATCTTTCTAGTAATTAAAACACCAGAACCCTCTGACTGACTATCGCTGGCTTTTGATTTAATTGTCACAGATATACTCTGCAGGTACTCTGCTACCTTTTGCTTTTCCTGAGAATATAAATTAAAAACCAAAAAGATAGAGACGATAGATGTAATAAATATTTTATGCATAATACATAATATAATCGGGTAGCTATTTATTCAAATAATTTATTCACAAATAACATCAAATGAACTATACCTAAAGTTGCACATAAATATAGGGTTACTATTGAGCATGCATAAAATACAAGCACAACTATCTCTAGCCACCTCTTCATAAAACCGTAAAGACAGGAGAGTCTTTATTTCTTATTATAGATTGATACAAACTTATTGTACCAATATCCAGAATTTCTCCTTAAGCTGTCATTAGAATCCCTCACATATTCTAATGTTGAATCAAGTAGGTCGATTTTTTTTGTAACAAACTCACTATCCGCCTCGTCTTTAACTTCTTTTAATATTTCTTGTATGAAATCAATGTAGGGGCAAGTATGCCCAGGTATTTCTGGACTCTCCTCTTTATACTTTTCTAAACTTTTTTTCATGATATTTATTAGTACACACAAAAAAACCCCCTATTTCTAGGGGGTCACCAAAATTAAGTATCTTGATTACAATATTTTAACCTTTTTAGACTTTTCTGGTTTTTTCTTAGGTACGGTTATTAACAATAACCCGTTTTCGAACTTTGCTTTTATTTTTTGAAAGTCAAAAGAGTCTGCCAGTTTAAATGATCTAGAAAAACTTGACCTTTTAAGTTCTTTTCTTACATATTTATGGTCTTCTGGTCTAGAGTCTTCTCTCTTGGATCCAGCGATGGTAAGAACACCTTCTTCGAAATCTACATTGACTTCTTCCTTAGATAGTCCTGGTATTTCGGCTTCCAAGATTAGGTTTTTTTCGGAATCTATAATATCCACTTTTGGATAACTGTTGTTGCCGAAAAAGTTAACCCCAAACTCTTGAGAGAAATCTGGGAATGCTTTTCCCACCATTTCATCAAACATTGAGTCAAATGAAGTTAAAAATTCATTTCTCCTCGTAGGGAGTAACGTTTTGCTACTGAGCGATTTTGTCATATCTTTCCTTTACTTTATAATGTTATGAGCCCTTTTGGCACTCAAGAAGCCCCGTTTTGAGTACTTCCAGTATATAAGTAGAAAGAACTATGCCAATTTATTAAGCACCGTAGTTAGATGTAGCGATTTCTGGGTGCAAGTTCCTGCCGTTATTGTGGCCATTACCCCACAATGTAACCACATAGGAATTAAGAATATTAAAAAATGTATTACTTTGACTTAAACCCCTGTCTCCAAATCTAGATCCGCTCCCAGTGGCTCCGCCGCTGTCAATCTTTAAAGATGCATTGGTTTTATTTAATATTTTACAATGCCAACCTTCTCCATACTGATCATTTATTGTGATTGTTCCGCAACCTGGGTTTGCTACAACTAGCTTACCTAGATCGCTCGCCTTTAAAGTGTAATTTGCAGTTAACTGCAATGTATGCTTCCTCATTGTTGTCAGCAATTGAAGGGAGTTATCTTCTTTTATATATACGGCTTTATCTGATGTATCATATAAAAGTTGTCCGTCAGTTACAAAATCATGTATAGTTGCCCCGCTTGTATCTGCTACCCAACTTCCATTTTGATAAGCATAAGTTGTGTTTGACTCTAGGTCAAATACGAATTTATTTATATCTGGGTCTGGCTGGGGATTCATTTGCGATGTACCTGTGCCAGAAAGCTGAGCAGGTCCTCCATCTAAAGTAAGATCTTTCCAACTACAAAAACCTTGCGAGGCAGCTATGAGTCCCCATCTTGAAGGTTGTCTAAATTTTGCTAGAGTTGCGGCACTTACTCCGTTGTTTGCTACGGTTAGATCCACACTGATATAATTACCCCAACTTGCATCATTGAATGCTGGAGGCGACGCAACATTTTGAACAAGCCATACTTCAAGAAGATCTGCGGTTCTGCGGAATTTTATAGCATCTCCGCTTGGGTAAGGAGTGCTCCATCCGCCTCCAGTTACACCAGCTCCATTTGAAGCCAATATTTTTTCACCAGTTTTTTATGACCACCCATTTCATTTGTTCTTACAACACTAATTGTTTCGTCGCCTATGTTATTACCGTTTTCATCTTGCTGGCATAAAGCTAGGACAAATCCCATAAGATCATTGTCGCTGTCGCTACTTCTTACCAAAATTGTTCCTTCGAATTGATCGTAAAACTGCTGACTTGCAAAACCTAAAGCGTTGTCAGTGTTAGTGGGTTGACTTAAATTACCGCTAGCATCCATACTCCAACCCTGTTCGTTGGCAACATTCGCATGATCTGAGCCGTCTTTATGACTAAACCTATAAAAATTATCCAAAATATCCTGAAACGAAGCATTTAACTGTATAACGGCTTGACCTTGCGCTTGATTTACAAAATTAGTTCTAGCTGCTGAAGACGCTTTTATGACAAGTTTTTTGTTATTTACCTGTGTGCTTCCTGCAGCTCCATATATTAAGTGTTCACCTGCTCTTGAAGAAGTGGGTAGCGGAAGTAAGGGTTGACCATTAACTGTTGGGGGATTGGTGTAAGTTACGGTTGTCGTTGGGTTATTGTTAACCTGCGTAATCTGTGTGTTCATTGCGGCTTTAGTGCCTGGATCATTGGTGATCGCATTTGTTACTTGACTATTAAAGACATTATTAACAGCATTATCATTTTGTATAGCATCTCCAACTTGATTATTAAATACTTGCTTGACACTATTGTCATTCTGGATTGCATTCGATGTTTGAGCATTAAATGCGGTCTGAACGGTTGTGCTACTTGATATAGCTTTCTCAACCATATCTTCAGCTGTGACAGCAACAACAGTACTGCCAGAGGTTACCCCTAGCATTTTATTATTATTTGTAGAAGCTGATGCTACAAGATCCTTTAGCCTAAGCCAGCTCATTTCTTGTATTTCTTTTTACCTTTGTAGCCAGATTCAGAAGGTTTTTCGTGAGTGTAGCCCATTTTCTTCATGCGGAGATGATCCTCTTTACTTTTTGCATCATAAGCTTTACCATTTTTATCGTACATTTTATGTGGCTTGAACTCTTCATCTTCAGCTTTAGATTTTTTCTTTTTTTCTAAAATTGACTTTTTAATTGCATCTGGCAATTTTTTTTGCTGGTCTGTAAGTTTTGACTCCTTATTATCATCTTCAGCTTTTGTCTTATCTTTTTTATTTAAAATAGATTTTTTAATTGCATCTGGTAGCTTCTTCTGCTGTTCAGTTAACTTAGACTCTTTCCCTTTTTTATCTTCTTTTTCGTCTTCAGCTTTTGACTTTTTCTTTTTTGGTCCCTGAGCCTTCTTTAGTGATTTAGAATCTGGATAGTCTTTATCGCCAGGTTTTGCAGGCTTGTAGTTCTTGCCCTCTCTTTTTTTCTTTTCTCTAATATTATGCCAAAGGCCTTTGCCTTTTGCATCAGACTCGTCAAGGAACTCCGCCATTTCATCTTCGAGTTCTTCGAAGCTCTGTTCTTCGCCCTTTGTCATTTTGGTGACACTTTTCTTGCTCCACATTTTACAACTCCAGTATTTTGCCTTTGTCTTTGGCCCTGGATTATCGCAACCATGTCTGGCTCTGAAACTTTTTCGGCGAGTAGGGTCATCGCGCTTGATGGACATGTTCGGGTCTCCGAAGTTCACTTTAACAACATTACCTTTTTCATTTTTTACATATACTGAGAACTTTTTTGGTCCACCAGAAGTACGAAAAGGCTTGTTAAGTTTTTTGCCGCTATTCTCTTCTGCAGCCCAAGCCTCTTGCGTTAATTCTTCTTCAAAACCCTCTTGCTCGAGAAGTTTTGCCTTAATCTGATCTGTGAAATCTATTTCGCTCATAATATATTATAACTTAATTACTATTAATATTACACCTCTTTAATAAAAATCGGCGGCATAATGTTATTTATTTATTCAGCTTTTGTTTATATTATTATAACTTGCACACAGAGCTGGGTATTTTTTGCAGCTTTTGTTTGTTTGTTTTAGTTTAAAGCATTAAGATTTATTATGTTTATATTATTGTTTGTTATGGAACTTTTGTTTTATTAATTACCTTTTTAGAAAATCCCCCTCGGGATTTTTTTTACATTAGCAATTTATTGAAACATTAATTGATTATTTGGAGAATGAGAAAGGTGCCCCCCCGCCCTTATATGAAACACATCTATTTACAATTATTCAAAAAACTGGCGCCCCTAATTCGATTAAATTTTTTTTTACTTTTCTTTCTGTTTAGCTTGACTCTTAGCGTTTATCCTGTTAGTTTTATAATATGAAAGCTACTAAAAACAATTGGTAGATGATCCTATCGATCACCCATCATTCGGTGCTTGTGCTAATATGCGCAAGTACAATACCAACATAACCCATGGCATCCGTTTGCGTGACGTACGTCATCACCCATTCTTTAAATAATGGTCTTTGAAATAGTCGCCTTCGCCATCATATCAATCATCATAATAGGAAATCATAACAAATGAGAAAAGTAACAGAACAAATCAAACAAGCCTTTAATAACGGCACATCTTTAAAAGTCGGCAATACACGTACAGACGGGCAAACCGTTTGGCTGCATGGTAACGCCATTGTTAAGCGTGACCCTGACGGGTTGGTGCGTTGGTCGCTTGCAGGATGGAATACGCCCACCACACGCGAACGCGTCAACGGCATAGCCAATGCCAATGTTTTTCAGTTTAAATTCGAGCCTGTACTAAACGGCGAAGTAATTGACGCAAACGATTGGTTCGCTAGTAACACTACATTGCCCGACATTCTAGTGTTCTAAGTCGTTGACTATCAGCGCCTTAGGGCGCCCCCGCGCCGCAAGTCGTTGGTATACAGGTACTTACAGCGCAAAAAAAAGTGAAAAAAAAACTTGCAATTAGCCTGCAATGGTGGTACCTTTAGGTATGAGTTCATTTATGATAAAGTCAAGAATACAAGATGTTCAACGTCAGCTCGATGGAGCTACTGATGCCGAAGAGATTGCTCGGTTTAAGCAGGACATACGTGAGTGGAAGCGCCACCTGCACGATGCTGAGATGATCGAGTTCGAGGAGCGAGTAGGCTTCAAGTCCATGGAGCGCAACCATGGTGTATGGGACGAGTGCTAATCGTCTCCTAAGTCGCTGATAACCAAGGGGTTACGGCGCGGGGGCCGCGTAAGTCGTTGATATACAGCAACTTATGAAAAAAAATAAAAAAAACAAAAAAAGTGAAAATAAAGTTTGCAATTACTACTCTTTAGTGGTACATTGTATATATGATTAAGAATAAAACATTCGTAGCAAGCGTTCATGTCTCTTCCCTCGATGGCGAAGCAATTTCCTTATGGAATAGCAATACCAAGTCATACATCGACATTGACAAGACACATCATGCGATCACTATACAAGCTGAAGACAAGCACGAAGTAAGGCGAAAAGTTGCTCGCATGATTCGCACGCTTCAACCAAAGTTGCAATTTCAAACAAGCATCCAACGCAAAGATGGCGATAATGCTCAATACTACATCCAAGAAATAAGAGAAAAAAAGACAAAATAAAGTTTGCAATTATCTGAAAACTAGCTTATATTGTATATATGAATCAAATAGAAGAAGTAAGAAAAGAATTAAATAGAGATCTCGACCTTGGGCTTGCTCTCTCTAAAGCCGAGGGAAACCTCAACTACTTAGCAGGAGAATCCAATCAAGAGAATTGGCAATCTTCCATGACTCAAGGAATGGCTATACTCGACGCCTTGGAAGCCGTGCAGGTTGCCCGTAAAGCTTGGCAAGAAATCATTACCGAGAAAAGAGCAAATGGCTAAAGAAAAAATCTTATGTTTATACTAAAGTCAATCCTTAATCAGGCAGGGTCTGTCTGGAAAGTAGAATCCATCGCCATGCGCAAGCATGACGCTGAGCGCCTCCTTCGCAGGAGAGCAGCTCGCAATGACGGCACCCGTAGGTACGGGCTATTCAAGGCATAAGTCCTTGATAGTCAGGTACTTAGGGCGCCCCCGCGCCGTAAGTCGTTGATAGTCAACAACTTAGGGAATCTTTTGACACAGCGCAGCCGAAGGCCCGCCCGCCTTTTATTTGGCTTATTTACATTTATCGTCAAATTAATTTGACTTAGGGCCGCAATGGCCTTATGTTATATATATGGAAAACGAAAATGATTCACTCGCCCGCCTCGCCCATGTCAACGGCATCACTGATGTCGAGTTTGAAGTTCAGGAGAAAGAGCTTGCCCGTCTTGCTCGCCTTGATAGGATACTCGGCGATATCAGGAACAGCGACGAACCTGCTGAGATGCCAGAAGTACACCGCAACCATGAAGAGCCTAGCTCTGACCTATATCAGGACTATGACTATGGATACCATGACCAATACGACTTTTAACATAAGTCCTTGATAGTCAGGCGCTTAGGGCGCCCCCGCGCCGTAAGCCGTTGATTACCAACGACTTACGACCTTTTAACTAACTATGAAGTTAAGCGACTTGAGCGAGCAACTCACCAAATTCACTATTGAGCTTTTCTTGCTTGACTTGGTAAGTTCTAAGCTTTGCAGTTGCTTGCCTTGGGGTAGGCTTTGGGCTTGCGCCTAAAACTGCATTACCGAGAGTCTTAAACAAGAATTTAAGAATGACCCTGTCGATGTCGGTGACATTTGGATTGGGGTTGGAACAGCCATGTGAACTTGGCGCATGGTGGAGTTTAGCATTGTAGCCCTTTGACTCGACCAAATCAGCAAAGAAACGAATGGTGTTAATTACCTTTTGCTCTTTGTCAAGAAAGTGTTTGAATTGCCTAGTATAAACTAAATCATCCTCGTTGAGAACATTCGGATAAGAATGTTGGTTAGCAGTGCCTTGGGCAAAATGCATCTGCATTCTGAGGCGAGGCTCTAAGGAAGTTGAACCACCTTTGATGTGGATAGTTTTGGAACGTTTGTTGTAGTAGAATGCAATGTATATGTTTTTCATAATCAGTTTTTTTTGTAGTTATTGTTAGGTTAGAATAAATTTATATTAGACTTTTTCCATGAGTCCGTCAACATTAATCATATCTTTTTTGTGTGCTTTTGCAAGTTGTCTTGCAATACGGATTGCCTTGCTTCTGCGCTCGACCTCCTCGACGAACTCTCCAAAAGCGAAGACTTGAAAAAATTTAGTGAAGTTTGGGTTTTGTCTTATCGTTATCATAATATAAATATAATGAATTTTTCGTCGAATTGCAAGGAAAAAGTGAAGTTTTTTTAATCTTTTTTTTTGTTGTAAGTCTTTGATGGTCAAGCACTTACGGCGGCCCGCGCACCCTAAGTCGTTGAATATCAATGACTTAAAAAAAAGTGAAACTTTTTCTTGACTTTGGCCCAGAACAGAGGTAGATTAAGGTATGAAGAAAGCAATAATAACACAAAAACAAATAAATGAAGAAAATTTCGATATCAACTTTCAGGCATGGATGGAAGATATAGGATTTTCGCACATCCTGACTCACGCCAAATCTGGCTACAGCTTTTATGAAGATCCAGGCGGCAACCTCTGGGAGTGGGATCAAATGATTGATGCTTTCAAAAAAGATTCCCTAACTCGTTGATTATCAGCGGGTTACGGCGGCCCGCGCGCCCTAAGTGCTTGATAGTCAACGACTTACGAAAAGATAAAAAAAAGTGAAACTTTTTCTTGACTTTTGCCCAGGATAGGGCTATATTAGGGTATGAATAAAAATAATACATCTCGCAAAAATACTAACGCTGACAAAAAAGTCAACATCTGCCCTGCGCTAAATCAAATTTTCTCAGTACACGGAAAATCTCTAAACCAGCAGTTGGTCGCAATAACTGCGATTAAGAAAAGTTAACCTTAAATGTCGTAACTTGTTGGTTGTCAGCGAGTTACGGCGGCCCGCGCGCCCTAAGTCGTTGGTAGTCAACAACTTAGGTAAAAAGCGCAGCGCAGCGCAGCGGCGTCAAGCCTTTTATTTGGCAATACCCTATTTAGTCCCTCATGAGGTACAACCTGCCTTCTGCATTCCACCCTTCATTTGATACATCACGGAATAATCCACTCTCAAGATTCACTTTCAGGCAATCTTCGCTCACATACCTTTCCCCTCTCTTGGCATCTGCTTCTGAGCTAGTTTCTATGATCGCGACTTTACCTTGATCTATTGTTGTAATTATAAGTTTCATTGTGAGATTATATCTTGCCACATAATGTAAAAGACTGCCAACCAAGGTAGGAATAAAAGTATGTCCCAACTCATGAATAAACTCCTTTCATTTCATCGGACAAACCGATCTCTTGATCTTCTTCGTCAATATCTTCGGCTGAGTCTGAGTGAAGGAATTGAGATTCGTCCTCAAGATCTTCTTTCTGAGCATCAAGCAATCCATGCTCTGTGACTACATCCTCTGTTTTTATCTCTGCGATAAATTCCTCAACTGATTGAGTCGGCATGATTGTTTCTGAGTTTTCGACTGCTTTAGCGATAACTGCGATTCTTTGTTCTAGTGTTAGTTCCATAATATATAATATAGTTTAGTTGTTTTAATTAGTCAAGCCCTAATTCTTTGTCGTTATCTGCTTTTATCTTTCTTAATAAGTCAACCCATACAAATCCATTAAGTTGAGCATCTCTCATGTGTTTACTGATTTGAGCAGGAGATTGACTTGTAAGAACATCGCCACATACTGCGAGAGGAATTGTTGCATCTTTAAAAGTCATTAAAACTTCGTATTCATTGTCGTCAACATGACCATAAAGACCACGACCATCTTCAGTGTTGGCAACGACAGAAACCATGAAGTCGCCAAACTTTAGTTGAGCCATCACTGCCTTTGGGCAAGTAGGATGAGTATGAAAAGCGAGATTGTCGAAGTCGAGTAGTTGTTGTTTTGTTGTCATATATATAAACTAAGCTATAACACGCCTCGTGTCAAATAAAAAGAAAAAAAAGATGAATTAATTTTAATATTGTTGTAAGTCGTTGAATATCAAGGGTTTGCGCGGGCCAGGCGCCGTAAGTCGTTGACTTACAGTGACTTAGGGGATTAACCTTACGCTTCTATCAGTTGTTTAAATTCATCGTAAACCTTTTGCTTGCTACCTTTTAGATTAAACTCTTGCTTGATGATGGAGTAGCAACTTCTGCCCCTTGACATCTTCAAGCCATTAAGCTCAAGCCTTAGCCCCCGAAGTAATGTTTTAAATCTGAATGCTTCAATTTGTGTTGGTGTGTATAATGTCATAATAATAATATAGTTTAGTTGTTGTTGTATGTCAAACGATTTCTTTAACCATTTTCATTAATTGCTTTACTTCGTCTAGGTTTTGTTGAAGCAAGTTGAGTTGTGCAAGTATGCCTTTATAGCCAACATACCCTCCGTTCATGTGACCCTGCCAAGTGTTGCCCACTTTCTTGAATGAAACATCCCAACCACAATGATGATCATATGCTTTTAGGATGCCGTTTGGCAAGCGCTCGAATGTCAGTTCTTTTCCGTTTGTTATGTCTTTTAATGTCATATATACAATGTAAGGCATAAACCTAATTATAGCAAGAAAAAAGATCAACTAAATGCATTTTGTTGTAAGTCGTTGAGTACCAAGTACTTGCGGCGGCCCGCGTGCCCTAAGTCGTTGAATATCAAGTACTTAAAGAAAGATAAAACTTTTTCTTGACTTTCGCTCGGTACAGGGGTATATTAAAGTATGAAATTAATAATAAACGACATCGACCCTAGCGAACATACATTCTTCGCATCAATCTCAAACGACGACTGCCAAGAAATGATCCTGAGATGCTCATTTTACACAGACGAGCAAGAAGAATTGTATGGAGATCAAGTTTCAGCGATTCATGTGGTCGGCTACTTCAATTCAGTCGAGGAGATTGTAGCTTATGGAGATAATGGATTTCCGATGACCCCACCTGCTGAGCTAGTAAAATCAGCTATGGATCAACTCAAGGATGTTGAGCTAGAAATTGAGTCTCGAGAATGTGAAGTCGATTACTCACCTCAATACTACGATCTAATTTAAACCCTTAAGTCGTTGACAACCAAGGGGTTGCGGCGCGGGGGCGCCGTAAGTCGTTGACTATCAATCACTTAGGAGAACTTCTTTTAACTCTGTAACTGCCCACCCCGAAAGCTGAGAAAGCTCTCGGAGTGTCATTGATATATTTGAGTCAAATGTATTTGTTACTTTTTCTTTTGTCCATTTATTCATGAGTCAACCCCTTCTACTACAAATCCCGTTTCATCCTTCTTTGCCAAACCTTTTTCGATAAGACCAACAACAACACCTTTCTTGTCAAGAAAACGCAAGTCAGTTTCATCACCATTGACGACCTCAAAACCTTTCCATGTTTTGGGTAATTGATTGCGAAATACAACGGCAACATTGCCACCCATTAAAAGAACCATCTCGCACTTTTTGTCGTTATTCTCTGAGCGAGAAAAAGTTAAATGATAATTAGAGGGAAATTTTGCCTCGCCCTTAACAAAAGGCTTGCCAAGAAAAGAACACATTCTTTTGAATGACTTAGTATAATCATAAAATTGAGTGGATGAATGTTTTTCTAGAATGGTCACACCATCCTCATTGATCTCATTTTCCCACATAATATCACTTGTGAGATTAGGGCGAAATACAGCTTGCATACTTTTCTTTTGTGCTGACTTAATTGAAGAAGTAATTTCTTTGGATAGTTTTTCAAAAAACTCGATTTTCTTCTCGAAGAACAATTTTGTTTTGTTAATGCGTGAATCTTGAACAGATCCCATTTGACCACGACCTGCCGTATTCAAACAAGACATTGTGCAACCTTTAGAACGCCATTGGCAAGTTTCGTAGCCTGAAAGATTTGCTGGGGCAAGGTGAATGCCTTTTGTGATGTAGCCTAATTTCTCGCCTTTGAGAATCTTTTGGTTACCTGATGTTAGAAGTGTTGTTTTAATCATAACTACATACTAAGGCACTTTTTTAAATATAGCAAGAAAAAAGATCAACTAAATGAAAATAGTTGTAAGTCGTTGGATATCAAGGAGTTACGTGGGCCAGGCGCCGTAAGTCGTTGAACATCAACGGTTTACGGAAAAAATACACTACAAAAAGGCCCCGCCCGTCCGAAGGGCGAGGTCTTATTTACGTTAAACCTATTTAGGGCTCAAATGACTTGGTGCGCATTCTCGTAAAATTCTTTATCATGCTCGCCTGTCTTTTTCACCTTGCGAAGCTCTTCGCACTCAGAAGGGTAAGCATGGCAGGGTTCGTCTTTTCCGTTCTGCTTGATATACCAAGCAGGTGGGTCAAGAGGTTGAACAAGCAAACCGATAAACCCATACTCCACAAAGTACTTGAGTATTGTTGATCTACCAATCCCATTGATGCAAACATTTACTTCAGTACCTACGGCAGGTATTGGCTTTTCGCAAACCCATTGGAGTTTCTCGAACTCGGTATAAGATGATACGGGTTGTTCTACTTTTTCGTGCATTTTTCTTCTTCCTTCTTTACTTTGTTTAATTGATCGATACTCTTAGCCAGAAAGATGATATCTTCTCTTGCTATCTGTTTTCCCTCGGCTGAGGCGTTATCATTTTCGAGAACCTGCAAGTAAACTCTTACTGCTGACTCCCAACTAGGTGCTATATCTATTGTTTCCATACTTAGTATTCTATTATTTTCTGTTGACGATTGTCAACCTTTCTCCTGTTTTTATCTTGTGGTCGATGTAGAGTTTGTTTGCTAAGTGGTTCGCTCTAGCTCTTGATTTTACATTATCAACTAGCTTGCCGAATACACGAATATTGAGCCACTCTTTGAAGTTTGGGTTTGTACTAATCGTTATCATATATACATACTAGAGCCATTCGTGCTAAACTGCAAGAAAAAAATGATGTTTAAATGCATTTTGTCGTAACCTCTTGGTTATCAAGTAGTTACAGCGCCCCCGCGCCGTAAGTCGTTGATAGTCAACAACTTAGGTAATTGTCAAGCACAAAAAAAACCCCCTCCCGCTACGCAGGAAGGGGTAAGTAACAACGACGTTTACACTTCGACTAATTCGTCTTCGATGACCTCCATGTCAAGAACATTCTCGACGTGATCGTCCATCTCAAAACTGACCTCGCCATCAAGAACTGAATGCAAAGCATCAGAGCGATTTGGCAAGGCAACTAAATTCCCCTTGTAGACCTCAGTGAAGGCATTGTAAAGAGAATTTACATTGCGATCCCAAAATTGAGGATGATCGGAGGATTCCCATTGGTCAACCACGTCGATGATCTTGGACTTAGGTAAAGCACCTGCCTTGCAAGCACGAATGACAATGTCATTGACTTGGGCATTGGTAAGCTCCACATTCTTGTAGGCATTGATGCGCTGATCTTGACCATGCCAAAATCCGAACAATTTACCTAGCGCACGATTGATCGTGAAGTCCAAGTCCTGCAATATGTTGCGAGTATGACGACGAGCCAACTTAATGGTATTAGTAAAAATAAGGTTGTCGCAAACAAATGGAGCATCACCTGCGCACAATCCCGCAGGAAAAGTCTTGTCGTGAGAATTGCGCAAACCGATTACACAACCACGATCCGACTCGGCACGATTGGCATGATCCACGGCAAACAAACCAAAATAATGATTGTTGTTCCTAGCAAGAGAATGAACCTCGTCTTGAATGGTGAACCCTTGATCGCCTAAGAAACCTCTAGCACGAGTTACTAAATCGTGGTGAGCGATAGGTTGGTAAGAGATTGCCCTCTCGCCATTGGCATTTTCTTTTTTGCGAAACTCGACAGGTGGAGTAGGAACTCCTACGACTTGATCGTAGTCTACGAGAGTGCGATTGCCTCCACAAATGCTAAGGTTAATTTTGCGAGGAGCGATGTTGTTTTCTTGATTTTCCATAATATATAATAATAGTTGAGTTTTAGTGTTTAGTCAAGGATTAATTTCTTGAAAATTGTTCTGAGTTATTCTGCATTTGATCGTAAGCATCTGCGCGACGAGCAATCTCTTTAAGAGTGACCCCCATGACTGCAAGTAGCATGGTTTCGTCTTCGTCGATTTCGCCTTGCTTAGGCTCAATGAAAGTTTCGAACAACCACCCCATAGTATGCTCCATAGCATCAATGGCAGTTTCAAATGAGTCGTCCGATGAGTAGTCTTTTTTAATATTCATAGTTTCTTTTATGCTTAGGTTTCCTGTTGTACTTAGAGTTATTCTTGTGAGGACGTGCCTTGGTGAAGAGGACTTGAAGTCTGATCTTCGGGGTCTTTGTCTTTCTCACTTTCATATATACATAGTAACACCTAGAGGTTAAAAGCGCAAGAAAAAAATGATGTTTAAATGCATTTTGTTGTAAGTCGTTGAATATCAAGGACTTGCGCGGGCCAGGCGCCGTAAGTCGTTGAGCACCAAAGGTTTATGGCATAAAAAAAATAAACTAAATTCTTGACTCTCGGTCATTTATGCCCTAGTATATATACATAACATTAATCATTAACCAAAGGAAAAATATGACCCACACAATAAATAGCGAAACTCTAGAAACTGCAGTTCAGATGAAACAAGGAATCGTGGTACACGATTTGGAAACCCTCAATCAATTAGTCGGTGATGCAATTCTTCAGCTTGCCTCTCAGGACACACTTGGATCACTGAATGCTAAGTCTGCGGTAGAGAAAGTTGCTAAAGATCAATTTGAAAAAGATTACGGAAGTCGCCAGATCTCATGGGTAGATTATGCTACCAAATTCTCCAAGAATCTTGACGGCAACCCTTTTCTTCTTGACGAGATACTCGCTGATAGATTAGAGAGGTCTTAATCTCTCAAAAGCCCATAAGTCCTTGGCAGTCAAGGGCTTAGGGCGCGGGGGCGCCGTAAGTCGTTGATATTCAACAACTTAGGGAAAATAACCTCACAAAAAAAACCCCACCTTTCCGAAGGGTGGGGTTATATTTGGTCACTTCCTATTTAGGAGTGACATTTTTGTAATCGATATAATTTTTGAAGCAAGTAATTATGCTCTCTTTTAAGTTTGTAGTAAGACGGGGTGTTCTCACCGTAGATTTCCCTACAGGCCAATTGGTACCCAAGGAATCTGACTCTTTCTCTTAATGTATCCATAATCTAGACCTTGTTGAGGCTAACAATTCTGTCGTAGCGAAAAGAGCGAACTTCGCCACGATTAAAACAGTGTGCCCTGAAACCCGCAACACTCAAGCCTTGCTTTATGTTTCCGAACTCATTCCTGTGTTTGGGTTGTGATATGGTGTACATTGCGGTGTTGCCACCCTTGGTTTTATATACCAAGCTGTACATGGGGTTGAATAATCTAGCAATTTTAACTAGTAACTTTTTCATCTTCATTTATCTCCTCTATTGGGTTTTTGTTGTAGTGGTTGTAGAGTTCGCACGCCTCATCGGCAGTCTCACAGGTGTAAGAAATAATATCTCTTCCGAAGTAGGGGTGGTAATTGTCTCGATTTTCTTCGAAATAAACCTCCCATTGTTCAGTGCTTTCGTTGTAGCTAGGTAAGTCCATTGGTTTACCTACGCAGAGTGCTTCTATGTAATTGTTCATTTTAATAATTGTTTACTCCTTCTAATTCTGATTCTAACCATAGCATGGCTTTTTGTCTGATGTCACAGTGTGAGACTTCAGTAAATACATCGTCATTGACTCGAAGATAAAGATCATTCCCGTGCTTGTTCTCAGTCTCTAAGTCGTTTGCTGAATACCATGCTTGAGCATAGTGTATTGCTCTTTTCTCTATCTGTTTTGATTCTTCTAATTTCATCTTAGCAAGGGATTGGTGAGTCTTCGTCTGTTTCAATGGTTACTCCGAAATGAGATGCTAGCTCTGAAATCATTGTATCCTTATTGAAATAATTATATGCATGGGTTAAAAGTTGCTCTTGCTCTTCTCCTGTATGCCCGTCTCTGAGTTCATCATATATCTCAAAGATATTCATATTCCAGTTCCATCCTTCTACTCGTGATTCTATTTGTGATTTTGTCATATTTCTTGTTTGTTTATAGTTGTGCTGATTGAAAAGATGATTCTATTCTAAGCTCATTTTGTAATGATGTCAAACTTAAAATGATATCTTCTAGGGTTTCTTCGGCAGACATCATGGTTGCGCCAAGTGGAAACTTTTCAGGGTGTTGTTCGTGTCGATCCAAACATACTTTGGACATCGGATCGGCATATGCCATTTCTCCTCTGACTATGTCTAGGATGGTTTCTCTTATCTTTGCTTGTGTCATAATTACCTATTGTATGCGGTTACTTGGTTGTGTTGTAATAAAACTTGATCTGCATAGTATACAAAACTTTCGTCCTTCTTGTCAACAAAAGTCTCATACTTATATGGATTATATGTTACCTCTGTCGCGGGGAGATCGGTGTCTACATTCTCTGCATCTTGAAGATAACCCTTGACAAACGCATGAACATTCTTACGCTTCTCACGAAGAACCTTTTCCCTACCCTTAACATCAACATGAAAATAGCAATCCCATAAACCAATGGAATGATTCTTTGGAATGTGAGCCTTAACTAATCCGTGTTGCTTGACTGACCAGCAGTCCTTGTGAAGATTCTTGTATACATAAACAGGTCGGTTTGACTTGATTATATATCGTGGGTCTTGTTGGTTTCTCTTTATCATATATACATAGTAAGGCACTTTTATGATTAAGGCAAGAAAAAAGATCAATTAAAATGAATTTTGTCGTAAGTCTATGGTAATCAAGGGTTTACGGCACGGGGGCGCCGTAAGTCGTTGATAGTCAAGGACTTATGAAAGTGTCAAGCCCAAAAAAAAGCGACCCCCCCTAACCACAAGAGGAGTCGCTCGATTATTTGACAATTCTGTATTTAGAATCGTCTCTAACCATTAACCATAATAACTATAACCAAAAATTTTATCAATAATTATTGTAATCTCTATGTCCCACAAATATAATCGTCACTATAATAAACATTGTAAACATCCCAACTAATTCCATATTTTAATTTCATATTATTTTTTGTATAATTTAGTCTGCAATAGCAAACACTTCTTTTAACTTCTTAGATTGATCTGCCGTAATAAACACGGATCTGCAGTAATCAATATCATTATCCTCTACATACTTTATCCTCTTGGCTACTTCTGAGACCATTACCTGCTCCCGAGGAAGCCCGCCCCACTGAATGATGACCTTCATACATGGAAAGTGCTCGCTTAAGACCTCAGCTTGAGGCGACGTGATATAACCGAATTGACTTAGTATTGTTTTTAATGTTTCCATGATAGTATACTAGCGCACCGATTCCGTGGAGTCAAATAAAAAACCCCCACCGAAGGAAATTAATCTTTCGATGAGGGCTGTGCGGGTGGGAGAAACTCGCTTAAACAAAAATGTGTGGGGGAGGACTACTGTATACCTCCAACTTTTCGGCGTGAACATCAGTTCAGGATTACCTACTTCGAACTACAAACTAGACATGGTATTTATCATCGGCTCATCCGATTGGACTCTACCGCCCCACCACAGGGAGCTTGCATACCTTAGCCCGCTCACGACAGGCTTAGTTCGGGTCACCCACAGGGAGGGTTATAAGACCTCCCAAAGTGATAAAAATATTAAAGAACAAAAATTTGGATTATTTGATTTACTTGAGCTTATCCTTCTCAACCTTAACTAGATATATATTACTACTTTATTTGTTATTTGTCAAGTTATAATTTATTTTTTATTAAAAAAGTTATTCACAATTTAGCTTATTTAACTCAACTAAAATTTCTGTTATGCTATTGTACTTACTAGATGCAACCATACTTAACTCTCCGTTAGTCTTCTCTGTGAGATGTAGTAAATCTTTAATATACTCATCTAGTTTAGCCAATTTAATTGTAGTTATTTCTCTGTTAGTTAATTTGTCATATAAATCATCATTAGATGCAAACATACTAACTCTTTTATTAAGTGGTTTTATTAAGTCCATATTATACTACCCCCTTTTTTAATCTTAATGCTCTCTCTGCTTGGATTTGTTTCAACCTGCGATCTGCCTCTCGTTGTTGAGCCATGATACCTTCGGTTGCTTCGTTGTAACCTGCGAACCTCATGCTGAAGGCGTGAGGGTTCTTGCCGTTTACTTTACTTAATACTTCTGATGCTCTTGCGCATTTTGCTATGTTTGCCATAATTTTTCCTTTTGTTGGTGATTAATATGTACTAACAATAGCATCGGAATGATCCTCTGTCAACACTTTTCTGTCCCAAGTTAAGCAAGTATTGCAAAAATCTTTTCTCCATGCAGGGTTGTCAGCAAAACAATTGGGACAAATTTTTCCATCAAGTATTTGGCTCTTAGGTGAGCAACCAAGTATGAATATAATAGGAATTATTAAGAAAAATTTCATTTGCAATTAAAAAGATTTGGGGTGTTCAATGAAGGAGGAAACAAACCCATGACACTCAATTTAAAAGAGAGTGGTGGGAAAAACTCCTTGTCCTAACACATCGTTAGACTCTATGCCCCCAAAATTATTATTAAAAATTTTATTTATTATTATTTCGGACTATTCTTTTATCTTCCATATTATCATTTACATAGAAGTTATTTGTAAAAACATCTTTCACGTTTTGTCCATTATTTGTAAGTTTATTAATATCACTTTTAAGTTGAGTAATAATCTTCTCAACTAAATTTAAAGCATCTTCTTGTGTGGCTTTCTTGCCTGTCTCTAGATTGACCAAAGGTTCATTATTATTTAAATCTTTTTTCATTCTATTTATTTCGGCGCGAAGTTTTAAAATTTCGTCCAATTTATCATTAATGTTATTTGCTAAAGTCATGTTTGTTATTTGTTATGTTTACACTATACTAAATATAACGACCAATGTCAAGTCTTAGTGTAATCTTTTTTATGGGTATCAATAAGAGAAGTGAAATAAGAAGAGTAGTAATAGATTATTTGCAAAAATTTTATTTAGATTTTATTTTATATAAAGAGTTACCTGTTGTAAACAAGATACATTGTAAGGCGTGGGCTATGGATATGTATGAGCAATTAAGCGATCAACAGAGAATAGCAATTTATTTGAAGCTAATTAAAGAAACTGGCAAATAATTATTATAAATATTTTTCTTTATTAAATGGGGGGCAAAGGCATACTAAGTTACTTGGTATATCTTCAATAGGTTCTGTAATCAATAAAGGATAAACCCCTGTCTCATAGTCTGCCTCGAACCATTCTACATCCACTAGAAGGTGCGTAGGATCACCGACCTCTTCATCTGTAGTGTGATCCCCGAAAATGTGACTAAAGCAGTCCTGCATCTTCTCCTGCACAAAGCTTACACTCTCTTTTCCTAGATCACTCATATCTTCAGTATCAAATTCATCGTAATTTATCATAACTATAAACTAAGCTAAAATAAGCTCAATGTCAATGTTATTTATTAAAAATAGCTAAAGCCGCGCAAAATGAATTAAAATTTATTAAAATTATTTGGGGCTTATTGTTTAATATTTCTTTGATTTTTATCTATGTAAACAGGATACCCGAATTTATTTCTATTAATTTTTTGTTCAATTATTTCGGGTTTATTACTTAAATTTTCTTCTTTATTTGTTTTATTTCTATTGAGAAGATTATTTATTTTGTTTATTATTTGTTTGTATTTCATATTTCGATTAAGTTTATTATAATAAATATTTTAAAGAATTAATTCGCGCACTCCACATTCACCCACTTTAAACCATAATAAACCACAATATCATGCTTGTATTATCTAGTATTTGTAGTATATTCATTGTTTATTGCTTCCTATGTAGTTTGCTTATTTGATATGAGAACTTACTTAAATCGAATTATTAATCAAATTATATTTAATATGCCCCGAATTATTATTTATTAGAAGAATTTTTATCTTTATTTATCTTCTTATCTTCTTTATTATCCTTATCCTTATTCCTAATCTTTCTTTGTGCTTCTAACTCTTCTTTAATCTCTTGTGGGACTTCTGCCCTCAAATGTGAGAGTGAATCACGAATGACTTGGTTTGGATCAATCATCGAGATACGAGACATTGCCTTCAAGCATATCATACTCATCGACTAAACTAAACAATTCTTTAACTATTTGCGCAGTTTCTTCGACTTGCTTTAGAACCATATCGTTTTGAGATTGACTAGGATTGTCTAATAAGTTTTTTAATAATTGGTCTTTTGACATGGAGTTTGACTTAAACTCTCTTGCTTTGTCAATTATCTTTCTAGCAATGTCTGCATCTCTATTCATATTAAAAACTTGGAAGAACTCTTAAACTACTGAAAATTTTATTGTCATTATCTTCTACATAGTACCCCAAACTTTCAACAATGTCAACCACTTTCTTGCAAGTAACTTTATTGTATTTGCAGATTCTTAGGTCAGCAATATTCTTTAAGGTAGGATCAACTCCAAGTTCATGTTTCTTGATAATATATAAATCGACAGAATTTTTTACATTTTCTGCTTCATCTTGAGTCTGTACCATATTGTAATCATCAGAGTCGAAATCTTCATCATCATAACCTTCGGGGAGAGTCACTTTTGGTTCTCCGTATTCGTCAAGATCATAATTGTCATCATCTTCCAAGTCAACGAACTCATCATCGCAATCGTCAACACAATCATAATCGCAATCTTCATCATCGCAACATACATCGTCATCATCCGATCCATAGATGGGTTTATTAGCTTCGTAGACAGGCGTATCTAACTCTTTTCTTGTATCAGTAATGTCAGAGATCACCTTGTACTTGGAAACCCTAAGTTTCTGAAACGAGCAATCAGTAGGAACTGAAACTGCATCAGATGGATCAAATTCTACTAGAAGCAATCGACCATCCGATCCTGCCCAACCATCTGCATAATCGAATGAACCGACATGAAGACCAAAAGAGCAATGATTATCCTTGTTGTCATCAACACAACGACGTGCAACTTCAATCGTAGCGCCAACTTCGTTGAGAATTTGATGACGTTCATTGGTTTCGCCTTGAACGACAATCGTATCAGCATTGCCTGTACTTGACCAATAATCTTTCTGAACACCCTTGTAGCCCAAAATTTTACCTTCGGGGGTATTAGCGAGTGACTTGTAACTCATAAAAGAATAAAGTTCATTTACCGAGTTGGCAGATGGATTAGCTTGCAACCTAGTAATAAAGTTGGTAAAAGGAGCAGAATCCTTCAAACCTGCACGAAGCATGGTAAGAAGTTTATCTACAACAACACCATGCAAACGATGACCTTTGTAGTAAACAAGTTCGTCTTTAACCTCAATGTCTCCTTCGACAAAGTTCTCGACTGCACGTGCAATGTCAAGATGCTCTTCAAGCTCGTCATAGCGACCATCAATGATCGCTTGTTCGACATTGTGGTAATTGGCATGATCCTTGCGAATCG